CCGTGATTCGGGCTTTACATTCCCTGTGTGAGCAACCAAGGTTATTGGCTGCTATCCAGGCCTTTGGAGTCTTATATGATCTAGTCCCCTTATGGGATAAAGATTATTGACTTATTGGGTCTCTCACTGAATATCTGCCTTCTTGGTCAGAATTCATTGATTATGACGAACGTCAACAGACTGAAGAACTTCTGGTGCCTTTAGATAATGTACATTCTCTAAAGCCTTTCGATACCTTCTCTCTACCTAAAGGTAGTGGAGCAGGAGTAAAGAATCGACTTTACATTACAGTACGTAATCAAGTAAAGGAAGTGACAGGAGGTAAAATAGTAAAAGATGAGCTAGGTATACGTTTTTATTCACTAGAGGTTATTAAAGGGTTTGATAGCCCTTTAGGAAAACTAGGATTAAAGAACGAACCAGCTGGGAAAGTTCGAGTGTTTGCTATGGTAGACCCAATAACACAATGGATGTTAAGACCTCTCCATAAGGCGTTATTCTCTTTTATTAGAAAATTGCCTATGGACGGTACTTTTAATCAGATTAAACCAGTTTGAAGACTGCTTAGTCTGAATCCAAAGTCGTTATTCTCCTTTGATCTATCTTCAGCTACAGATAGGCTTCCGATGTTTATACAAGAGAAGCTAGTAGCTAGGATCTTAGGAGAGGATTTAGCTTCTCATTGGAAGACTTTGTTGGTAGATAGGCCTTATTTCTTGAAGAATAAGCCTCTATACTACGCAACAGGCCAACCAATGGGTGCTTTATCATCTTGGGCTATGTTAGCCTGAACACATCACTTTCTAGTGCAGTGTGCTGCATGACGATGTGGTTATTCGAAAGGTCGGTTATTCTCTCGATATGCGTTATTGGGAGATGATATTGTTATAGCCTGTCCGGCTGTAGCAAAGGAGTATCTTCATATTATGAAGCAGATAGACGTTCCAATAAATTTATCGAAATCGATAATTAGTAAGAACGGTCAAGGTCTAGAGTTTGCTAAACGAACTTTCTATAAAGGTGTGGACGTTAGTCCAATACCTTTTAGAGAATTCTCAGAAGCAACCCTAAATCTTACAACCTTCATTCAATTCACAAAGAAATATAATATTTCTGTAGCCACAATCTTTAAAATAATGGGATTGGGCTTTAGAGTGAGAGGAGTAAGCGATCTACATGCATCAGAAATGAAGGGTCGATATAAGTGAGTTAAGGTAATGTTAACCTTCCCCACTTCTTCCGGCGAACTTCAGAGTTGGGTTTCAACATCTGTAACTCGAGTCCAGTTATGGGCTCTATTAGAGATAGAGAAAGACCGACTTATCAACTGAGTTGGACGAAAATATATGGGTTGACCCAGTTATGTGTGCAATGACGGTTTTAAGCCTATTCGATGGAAACCAACATGACTGACATGAGAACCACGCTTCTTTGAGTGGGAATCATGGACCGTTACTTCACGGGTTGTGAGAACGGAGAGAGAAATGCATAGCGCATTGAACTCCCTTTATGAAGAGTTCCAGGGATTGACTGATGAACTTAAGATGGTTAGAGATCCATACCCAGCTTTTGAGCTAGTTATGCGTCTACAACGCTTGATTTCATTACTTTCCTCTTCGGATAAAGCACGTTCTTTAGATAAGTCCGTGCCAAAACCCTTTAGAGTGAAAAATAGAAATAACTCATTGTATATTCGATGAATCAATTTCATACATAAGCCCGTAAAGACCAATAAGAGATAGAATGTCTACTGTGCGCAATCTTATGTCTGCCTTAGAGCACCACCGTCTTAACTTGGAAGTTAAGTTAAATGGATCCTTCCAGCGACCCTTGAGAGGCAACAGGAACCTACCCTGGGACGTTAAAACTAGATTAAACACCAATGATATTATTCCTTATTTTATTTTTAATACTGTCAAATGAGAATAGTGCCTGAGTAACTGAAGTTACGACAAGCCAATCCGTTTTAGACAATAGTAACGAGATAATCTTATCTTCGTTAATGCCACTTGGAATCGGAATTCAGAGATTATTAAATCCCCTGCCATTCCTGAGACATATGATTCTTCATCGTCCCATTGGGGCTCCGTGGTGATATCGAATGGTTAACCGTTGAGTGAGATACTCTCCTATTATAGGAGGTATCTTTACTATCGGGAGACTCTTGCGATTCTCATCGAGTTTGTCGGTTATAGTTATAATTTCTTTGGGTCTTGTACTCATAGAGTCGGGTTTAATGTCTATACATGATTATGTTGTGACCTTAATCCCACTAGTTCCTATGTTGGAACCTATTTTAGAAGCTATCCCCCTCGTATTAAATACCTCAACCAGTTGGTCTCTATGAATCATCAAGAAACTTATTGTTGTCTTGACTTTCATTTTGACTCATGGATTTTCTAAACCTCTCCTCTTTATTGGAGGGTGAGGATATTCATTCTATGAGTTGGTATATTACTATGTCACTGGGATGTGACAGTTCTTACCTCAGGCATGAACAGATAGTGCTACTGTTAATATTCGAGTCTATAATCCTGAAGGGATTATGATTCAAAATACTGATACTGTAGCAGGGAAATATCAACGAATTTATTTCTATGCGCGAGAGATTTATCTTGTTCATAGAAATCTAGGTGTTGGTTTAACCCACCTCGCCGCTTCCCAAGTGCTGGACCCCCAGCCATTAGCTGAATTTGCTGAGGTTTCTTATTCTCATAAGAACCTCACATTCGCTTTTGGATTACTGGTGGCAACTAGTGTCCTTTCGGTCATTAGTGTATCAGCAGGGCC